ACGCCGCCGATTTCGCATTGCCAGCCGCCGGACACTTCGTTCGTCACTTCGGCCGTATCGGTGAACGTCGGCGGTGATACGGCGCCCGTCTTGGCCCCGGCTTGCGCCGACCCAGCAATAAGCGGCGCGGCGCCAAAGAACGGGATGTATTGCGGACCCATGCCCGCGCCGACGCGGAACCCGGCGCCGTAGGTGGCCACGGTTGACCCGTCGACCTTAATGGCTGCACCGGACCACGTGGCGTAAATGTCGTTATTCGTTCCCGCCCGGGCGTAGACCGTCCAGTCATAGTATTCGACCGTTACGTTTTTGGCGGTTACCGACCCGCCGGTCGCAAGGTATCCGGCGCCAAGGCCAAGGCCAACCACGGCGACTTGGTGCGCGGATTCCGAAGCGGTGACAACGATTGATAAATCGGCGTTGGTGGTGGTGACGTTGATTGCGGAAATGGCCAGCAATTCGGCTTGGGCGTTCCAGGTATTCGACCCAGCAAGGACGGTTACGTCGATAGCGGCGCCGAACCGCAACACGTCCCATTTACAAATCAAGCCATTGACCGGCACGGCGTCAAGTTACCTTGGTCTGTGTCACCGCGCGGGCGTTCTGTTGAAGTAGGTTCACCGCTTTACCAACGCCACGGGGACGGACGACGTGTTGCACGAAAGGCCAGCGCATGATAGGTTCGATTCCATCTTCGGGGCAATCGCCCCGGAATCCGGCGGGGATGTCTTCGCCGATTTTTTCCGCCGTGTACGTGGCCGGGATGTTGACCCAATCTTCGAAGCGGTCGCCCGGGGACGGGACGCCGACCCCGCCGTCGCCGCGAAGGACCAACCGGGCGCGCATCGATGTCAGGCGAAAGAACCCGGTTCCGTCCAGTTCCACCACGTCGCCGCGCCATAGCGGGACGCCGTCGTCGTCGAATAGCATTTGGCCTTCCCATTGCACGATGTCACGCGGTTGGGTCATCAGGTCGAAGTAGGCGTCGGTGCAAGCGTCGACCAAGGCTTGCGAGTTCAGCAACCCGTCCGCATAACCGAATACCAATTTGTTCCCGACCCAATTGGCCGGACGCGAACCCAGCGGCGTCGCCGGGTTTTCGGCGTTTATGTCAATCTTGACCGCTGCGAATTCGGGTTCGCCCGTGCGACCGTTTAACCCAGTGACGTTGACTTCGGTGGCCACCGGCGGGCGGCGTCGTCGAACCATCTTGGAATACAACCGGTTCGCGGCTTGCTTTTGGGCCAGGTTGGACGGGACGCCGTCGGCAATCAGCGCGGCCAATGCCAATTCGTGAGTTTGGTAAAGAACCGCCTTGGCCGTGGTCGGAAGGTCGGCGGGCGATATAGCCTTAAACCGAACGCCGGCCGACGTCGGAAAGAATCCATACAACCAATTGGGCGCGTAGGTTTGAAATAGGCGGTTAACCCATTCGGCGATGGTGTCCCCCGCGCGGATGAGCGCCGACCATTCCCCGGCGGTTGGCGGCGAAAGGTCGGGCAACGTCAACGTTGTTGCGCTTATGACCGGGGCGCCCCCCGGCGCTTCGCCTACCAATTGCACCAAGTTCCCGATTGCGTCTTCAAACGCGAAGCCGTCCAGCGGCAACGGGTCCCGGAACCGGAAGTCTTCCAACCGGTGCCACCAATCCTTTGTGGTGATGACCACGCGGTCGGCGTCGGCATACTTTCCCGACGCGACATGGTCCACTTCAATTTGGCCTTCAATGAATGGCACGGCGCCCGCGTCGGTCACGGCGTCCAGCCGAATCGGGCGGAATTGGGAATCGCGAATGCCGGTGGTCGACAATTCATCTTCCAGGGTTTCCGGGCGGGCAATGTCCAGGCCAACGACCACCGAATCGGCGGTTTCTCCGAATGAGATTTGCCCCGACGGAACGTAAGGCGTAATCACCAACGGGGCGTCGTCGGTGTCAACATAGGTTGTTCCGAAGGCAACGGACGAACCATAAAGCGAAGGTGTCTTGGTTGCCGACCCGTTCAACGTCACTTTAATTCGCGCGTTGACCCGGGTTCCGTTGGCCACAAAGGTTGTTGAAGGGTCTTCCAAAAGTTCGACCGTTTGGGCGACGCCATGGAACCAGCCGTACACGGTGGCCGCCGACGTTTGCCCGGTTTCCGGGGCGCGGGCGAATGCCAATCGCTTCGACAACGCTTGGCCGGCCGTGTAGTATCGCATCGGGTAGACCAAGACGTCCGGCAACCCGGAAACCTTTTCGAACCAAATTTTTTCGGCGGGAAGAATGACCGGCGTTGAATCGTCTTCGTCGATGTCGTCGAACGCATGGACGAACGCGCCGCCGCCGGTCGGAATCGATAGCATCAACACTTCGCGTTTGCGCTGCGGAATGACTGCAAGTCCGGTCCATTGGTTCGCCCGGGTTTCGCCGCCGTTTTCCTTGGACGCAACCGACCCGGTGGCCACCAAATCCCCGCCTTTGTAAATGTCGACCGTGTTGTCGTTAAACCAGACGAAGCCAACGCCCGCCGTAAGGTCGCCCGTGTTACTGATTCCGAACCGCAACAATTCTTGACGGGATGACCCGTCGGAATAGTTGAAGACGGCCACCATGAACCCTTGGTTTTCGCCAAGCGCCGACGAAGACACCAAGGCGGCGGAACCAGCGTCGTTGGTCAGAAACGGCAAGCCGCCCACGCCAGATTTGTCATTGACGACCCAACCGGCGGCGGCCGCGCCTGTGAAGTCCCCAACGCCCAATTTTTGATATACGCCCGTGTTGGTTTCGTAGAATGCCCCGTCGAAAATGCGCGGGCGGTTCATCAGGTTAAACGTCACCGGGCATTGGTACACGCCGGCTTGCAACACTGGGTCCCAACCGGGAACCCGTTTCCCGTCGGTGCCCTCGAACGACCCATGCGCCAACACGGTTTGGAGTCCGTTTTGAATGCGCTTTTGCGCGTGGTCGATGACGATTTCAATTGCGGGAATGGGAAATGCGGGCATGGCGTTAATTGCCGGGTTGGAACCGAAGACCACCCATGGCCGAAATGGAATGCAAGGACACGCCGCCGCGTCGTCGGTTGACGGCCAGCCCCGAATAATCCGAACGGTCAGCGCGGGTAAAGCCGCGACCGGCCAGGTCACCGCCGCCGATGACGAAGTCGCGAAGGTCGGCGGCCATGCGTTCGGTCGCCGTGGCGGTGCGTTCCGTCGCCGTGGCAATGCGGGCGTTCAGGTCACCGAGTCCAGGCGTATCGCCGCCGGCTTCTTCCATGCCGCGTTGGGCTTCGCGTCGTTCGCGTTGCCGTCGCCGCATATCGGCTTCGGCGCGCCAAGTGTCGATGTAACTTTGGCGAATGTCCATCCCCCCGGCCATAGCGTCGCCGACGTCCTTATGCCACCAGAACGGCTTAAACGCTTGCCACAACTTTTCGACGGCGGGAATCAGAATGTTTTCAAACTTCCAAGCCAAATCAATAACGGTTGCGCCGGCGTAGATTGCGGCTTCTTCGAAGTCTTCGGCGCTTCCAATCATGCGCCCAATGGCGTCGCCGAAGTACGCCCCGAATTGTTCCAAAACGCCGTCGTTGGTCAGTTTCTCCAACACTTCGGCCATGGCGTCCAGCGCCCCGGTAAAGCCGGCACGGTTGGCCCCGGTGCCAATGGCGATAATGCCTTGTTCGATTGCGTCGGCGAAGTTTTCGTGCGAGTTCTTCGCGCCAGCCGCAACCCGCGCCCCGTCTTCCATGACGGCCACCAATCCGGCGATTATTTCTTCGGCGGTCTTGCCTTGCTTTGCCAGCGCTTCGGTGTCCTTGGTTCCGAAGGCTTGTTCCAGCAGATTGAAAATCGGCATTCCGCGTTCGGCCAGTTGCAAGGCTTCTTCGCGTTGAAGCGTCCCCTTGTTCTTAATGTCCGAAAACACCATCAGCAACCCGGCCAGTTCCGCGCGGCCGCCGCCGGCCAAGGCGTTTTGGTTCCCGAGTTCCCGAACCAGCCGGTATGAAATGTCTTCGGCCAGCCCCGAACGGCGAAGCGCCGCATAACCCTGTATCGATTCCTGGACACCAAGACCGGGCGCGCGGGCAATTTCGCGAAGGTTGGCCAGGACTGAACGGGCCTTCGTCGGACCGCCTTCCAGCGCTTCGACGGCGTTGGCCAAGGCTTCGAAATCCCCGGCTTGTTTGGACGCATAGTAAAGCGCCGACCCGGTGGCCAGCGCCGCAACGCCGACCGCTTGCAATGCGCGTTCGATGCCACCTAAGATTGGCTGCACCTTGCCCCAAGAATCGCCAATGTCCTTCCCGATACCTTGGAGTTGTTTGGCCGAAATCAGTTGCCGGTTTAGCGCCGCCAAGCCGGTTCGGGCGTGGGACGGGTCAACCGTGATATTGATTTCAATCCATTCGGAAATGCGGCCACTCATGCGGGTTTGTTCTCTTCAACGATTTTGACGGCGGCCACGATTTCGGCCAGTTGTTCCCAACCGTCTTTGGCCGGTTGACCCGGTCGGTATTCGGGATGCGGTTGGTTTATGGTCCGCAATGCGTCCAGGTAGACAACCCGCATCGGGTTTTCCATTAACTCCCTTTTTTTTTCTCCAAAAGTTCTTGCATTCGAACGGCGTCCATTAAGCGGATGCCGTTTTCGAATTGGTCCAGAATGTCGACCACGCCAAGCCGAAGCGCCTTCACGAAGCGAATGGCGGCGGCGTCGGACATTTCCGGAATGGAGTAATGCCGGAAAATGAAAGCGTTAATGAGGTCCCGCGACGTCATGGCGTCGCAACCGAGTTCGTCCCAAAACGGCGATTCCTTGACGGCTTGCATCCAGGCGCCCGCGTTGCGCGGGATGTCGCGCCATTCCGAAACGTCAACGTTGGTTCGCATGACCAACACGCCCCCGCGCGGCAACGGAATTTCGATAAAGTCCGGTTGCCGGAAGTCTTGTTCCAACGCTTCAATATCAAACACGCTTTGCGGCGTCTTGTTTTCGTTCATGGTGGTTTGTTCCTTACGGCGTGGTCGCGGCGTATCCCGGCGCGCCTTGGGTCATAACGGTTAGGGTTTGTCGCTGGACTTGGCGGCGGGCAACCACCAGGTTGTATCGTTCGGCGACGGCGACGCATGAATAAACGCCCGCGCCGGTGTCAATGTTGACGGTGAAAAGGCAATCGCCGAAGATTGTTCCAATCAGTCCGGTTGAAGGAACGGCCGACGGCGCGTCCGCGCCTTCGAAGGCCACGTTAAGCCGGTGGAACGTGTCGCGGTTGACGACCTTTCCCACGCCTTGTTGGACAACGTTCAGGGTTAGCGGGCCACCGCCAAAACCAGGGTTCAGCGAAAAGGCCCAACCGTTGTCGGCCGGCGTCGCGGAATTGGCGTCGACCAAGAATTGCGAAGACAACGCCGATTGAAGAATCTTCATCGTTGCTGTACCGGTCACGGCGCGCGCCCCGACCACTTGGGCGACGGCGTGAAAATCGGACATTCCGCCATTGTCGTCGACCGGGACGGCCACGTCCAGGGAGAAATTTTCAACCAAGGCTAGAACGTTGTTCCCGTCCATGGACAACGCCGACACGCTAAACGGGTCCGCCTTGCGCGACCCGGACGCATCTTCCATCAGGTCGAAGGTAAAGCGGTGACTTCGCCCGAGAATTTGAGCAATGGTATAGGTGTCCCCGAACCCTTGCACCCGTTCCGAATCGGCGGCGTGGTCGGCGCTAAAATTGGTCCCGCGCCCAAGGTACGAAGTGCCGTCCAGTTCCAGCGTCGCAACGCCCAACCCTACGTGTTTTGCGGCCATGTCGCCCATTGAAGACGCAACCGCCCGATTGTTTCACGTGAAACTATGAACCGAGCGCCGCCGCCGTCGCTTGCCAATTCACGCGCCATTGCGGGTTGAACGAAGACGCGACGACCCAGCCGCGCCGCCATTCTTCGGGGAACGCCGCGAACCGGGTTCGCATCCGCTTGTCCACTTCGTCCAGGATTCCGCGCCCGACCATGAACCGGGTCCCGTATGGCGAAAATATGAATTGCGTGTACGGCAAGTTCGTACCAACGATGACCGAGTACGATTCCCGCGCGCCAAATCGCACGTTTGCCGAACCCTTCTTGCGAAGCATTACCGACCGGTGCAACCGCCCGGACCGCTTGTTGATTGGCAACAATGGGACCGTTCGCCGCCCTATGGCCTTCATTGCTGCGGACTGACTGACCCGGCGGCGCTGGACCGACCCGCCACGGGCGAAGTTGGCCGACGGCGACTTGCCACGCGCGAACGGGTTGTATTTGTCAATGAACGCGGCGGGGATGTCGCCGGCCGTTAGTTCCTTCAAATCGTTCCGGGTTTCGTTCCCCATGAAGGCGGCCACGTTGGACGCCGTGACCACCCCGGCTTCGACCTTGGCTTCGACCGATTGAAGTAACCCGGCCAAACTTCGATGCGGATTTGCACGGGTCGACATGGCGGGATTATGGGCGGTCTTGGTGGTATTGATACCGGAACGTTAGGGACGTCACCCGGCGCTTTTCGTGGTCGGCGTCCATGTTCACCGGGTCGCCGGCGGTGACGGTCGGCAACATCCCGCCGCCTGGAACAGAGGCCAGCGAAAGTTCATTGTATATCGCGTGAAGGTAGCCAACGCCGTTCGTGACTTCGTCGTCGTTCGTGGCCGCCCAAACGAAGAAAATTTCCCAAGTGACGTTGATTGCATCTTCGGAAAACGTGGCGCCTTCGACGTTCGCGAATGTCGGTTTTGCCACGGCGTAAGGTAGCGGAATGGCCCCGGATTCCGGGCCTTTGAGATACACGCGCGTCACCGACGGCCACGCCGCTTTTATTGCGTCTTCGACGAATCCCCGTTGCAATGCGAAATCGGCGGCGTCAATCATTACGGCATATCCTCGGCCAGTACGTCCAGTTCTTCCAAGACCACTTCGACGCCCGCCGGCGCGACCGGCACGTCGTAAATGGCCACGCCCTTAATGGCAAAGGTCCGGGAATCATAGACCACGATTCCCGTTTCTTCAAATCGGGCTTTGTAGGCGAGCGGGCAATACAACACGTGCGGGCGCAAAAGGTCAACGACCACGCCGTCGAACGATGTCCCGCCCATTCCAGCCGGCGTGATTTGGCAAGGCGTGGCGCCTTGGGATGTAAAGGAATAGCCGTCGACGACTTTGTCGGTCGCCGTGTCCGTTCGTTTGTACGGCGTACACGTTTGAAGGTAGATACCCGCCATCAGACCACCAGCCGCCGGTACGTGTTGACCACGCGGTCCCACGAATCGGACCACGCCGCCACGCGCCCGCCAAGGGTTCCCGTGGCCGAATCCGAAACCGATTGCGCGTTTTCTTGTTCGAACGGGCCTTGCTTAATCTTCTTGGCCAGTTGTTGCCCCGCCACGGCGTCGACGTCCATTTGGTCATGGACCCAAGCGGCGGCGCAATGTTGCTGCAAGGCTAAGAACAAGTCAGCGGGAATCGATGCGAACCGCCCGCGTTTCCCGGTGACGGTGACGTCCGGGTATATGGCCACGTGCGGCGCGAATGCCAGTTCGGTAATCGCCCGCCCGCGTGAAATGGCCGACGCGGGAAGGGTCCGGTAATCAGTGCCCAGAATCAAAGGCGTTGCCCCGTTGAGAACGCCCGTGATGGTTTGGTATCCGGTGCGAAGCGATAACACGTTGCCGCGCCGGACGTCGTCGCGGTGGAACGTGGCCGACGTTGCTGACGGTTCAATGAGCGCCGGGGACCAACCGGTCAGACGTTCAAATTCCCCGATTGCCGCATCCAGGTAAGGCGTGATGAGCGCATCGGACGGGGCGGTCGCAACCAACCCCGCCGATACCAACAACGCCCCGATTTCCGTTTCGGTCGGCCACGCCACGATTATGCCCCGTCTTCTTGGTCGGCGGCTTCTTCTTCGCCGTCCCCGTCTTCTTGGTCGTCGGCTTCTTCGGTTTCGGGATTGGCCAAGACGTCGGCCGCCCATTGCTCAAGTTGCGCCTTGGTCGCGCCCTTCGGGACTTCAACGCCCGCCGCCTTCAACGCCTTTCGCAATTCCTGGCCGGTGGCCTTTTCAATGTCCAGCGCGCGCAAGGCGTCCAGGGACTTCGTGGCGGCTTCGTCCGGGGCGTCCTGGACGGCGGCCGGTTCCGGGTTGGCGTCAATCAGGGGATTCGTTTCGTGGCGCGTGACCGCGCCGTCCGCTTCGCGAATAAGGAACAATCCATTTTCGCGGCCAATGCAACGTCGTTCAGACATGACAACCGTTGAAGACGAAGAAACCGCCCGGGAATGCCCCGGACGGTTCCCCGTCAACCCATCCAGGCGCCGCCGTTACGTTGCCGACGGCGTCGGGCCAAGCAACTCGGTCAGCACGTCGCCCGCGTCCAGCGCGACCGGCTTAACGTCGCCGTTGTAAAGAATGGCGAAGATTGCATGAATGACCACGTTCGCCACGGTTCGTTGGTAGTCCGCGCGGACGTACCGTTTGGTCGGTTCGATAATGTCCATGATGACCAATTTGTCGGACGTCACGCCAACGGCGGAACCGACGTCGTTAATGGTGCCCGAACCAGGCGTACCCGAGTCATCATAGTTCTTCGCGCGAAGTGTAAACACCCCGGTTGAAGTGACCGTCCCAATCAACGCCACGATTGCGACGCCGGCGTATCCGGCGCGGTCAATGGCGGTCAGGTTTTGACGGCTTCCATCAGTGCCAGCGGCCACCCCGCCAGCAAGTCGAACGATTTTCAGGTCCTTACCTGCACCTAGCAACATTTCTTTATGTCCTCCTTTTGCGCGCCGTTAGGCTTGCACGGCCACCCGCGCCGCCCAAGGCGCAAGGACGCCGCCGCCGTATCGCAACGCGGCCGTATAGCCGACCACGCCCCGCGACGTCGATTCCTTCGTCGGTGCCCAACGTTGAATGGTCACCGCTTGGCGTCGAATCATGGCGTATGCATCGTTCAGGTTGCCGAAAAGTGCAACCTTGTTGTTGGCCCCGAGTCCCGGCATGGCGGCCGAGAAAATCGCCGGGTAACCCAGCAACCGGGATTGTCGAGCATTGGCAAGGCCACGCCCGTCGACCGATTGAAGCCAACCAATCAGCGCGTTATCCGCGTCGCGCAACTTCATAATTTGCCCCCAAACGGTCGTATCGTTGCAAAGGAAGACGGCGCCGTCCCGATATTGCGACGGCAACGCGGCGACCAAGTCCATAAGACCGGTCGCGGTTACCGGGTTACCGACGTTGGTTTCGCCGAAGCCGTTGGCCGTGCCCGATTGGGTCAACGCGCCCATTGGCTTCGCTGCCCCGTTGCCGTTAATGCCGACGGTTTCCAGCCCGTAGGTTAGCGACTTGGCCAGCCAATCCAGCGCGAAGGATTCCATAAGCGGGGCGTCATCCATCAGCGAAGACGAAAATTCCATGGGGACGCGTCCTTCGTGAACATCGAATTTGATTTGTTCAATGTCCGGTTGGTCGTCGGCCGCCTGCCCGGTTTCGCCGACCCATTGAATGCGGTCCGTCACGGGCGAAGAATCGCGCGGCAACGCGACCGCCTTCGACATGGTGTTAATGGTTCGAACCTGCCCCATAAAGGACGAAGCCGGCGTCCGTTGCAAAATCATTTCTTGCAAGAGGTCGACGGGAACCAGATACCCGCCGTCTTCGCCGATGCCTTCAACCATGGTTTTGCATTCGCGCACCATTTCTTCCAGCGTCTTTCGGTCGGCGGCGTCGGCACGTCCGACCAAGTGCGCGCGAAATGCGTCATGGTACGACGGTTCGCACGTTTTCAGCAACGGGGATTCGTCGATTCCAAGTGCCTTCATTTCCTTCGGGTCGATGGTCCATTGTTCGACGTTTTCTTTGACTTCCATTTGGCCGCCGACGGGGACCGCCTTTGATTCGTCCAGTTCCTTAATCGTGGCGCTTTGCCCCGCGAAGGCGTTCAGCGCGTCCAGGCTCTTTCGGATTTCGGCCATTTCCGAAGTAATTTCGTTCAGCCGGTCGATGTCACCGCCGGACATTTCCTTCGCTTGAATCGCTTCGCCTTCGGCGTTTAGCGCGTTCAACCGCTTAATGAGGTCGCTTTTGTTCATGGTGTTAATTTCCGGCGATGCACCCGCGAACGAATTGGAAACGTGCGGCTGCCGCCCGTGCCAGTTCCGCCGGTTGCGGGTTGGCTTTGAGTAATGACCCCATATCGGCGGTCATGTCGGCGAAGTCTTGGGCGAAGCCGGAAAGGTCCCGACCGTCGCCCAAAGTCTTAATGAGGTCGCGCAAGGCGGCGACGCAATCTTCGGTGGAATCGGGCGCGAATGCCTTGGCCGTGGCGACCATGGCTTGCGGGTTGCAAGGCACGTTCACCAAGGACACTTCCCAAACGGCTGCAACCTTTGGAATCACGCGGCAATAACCCTTCCATTTGGCAATGTTGCCGCGTTCCCGAAGTTTGTACCCGGCGTCATCCGCCCACTTGACCAAGGCGGCGCCGTTGTCGAAATAGGCCACCGACGAATAATCCGGGCGAAACCCGATAGACAACCCTACCGACTTGCCAAGCGCCAACCGTTCGGTTACGATGGTCCGGGCGCGTTGCCCTTCGGCGTCGGTATGGAAGGTGGCGCGGATTTCCAAACCCTTCGCGGTTTCTTCGGCTTCGTTGAACATGGCCACCGGGAACGCCCCCCAACTATGCCCGGGCAAGACGCCCCCGTCCTTGACCATGGCCGGAATGATGTCCGCAAACGCCCCCGGCAAAATCACGTCGCCCGCCCGGTCGATGTTGCCAATACCGGCGGCCACGCCTGAAAATTCATTCTCGCCGGCGGCGGCCATCTTGAATTCGGCTTCGTCGGTCCAACTCTTTACCAACACTTCCGGTTCAGCAAGTTTGGGCATTGCACCCATTGAAGACGCAAGGCATTAAGCGGCCATGACACGTTGGAACCCGCGACGGTTGCCGCGAGTGCGAACCAAGTAGCAAAGGCAATTCCCGAGGCAAGGCGTGTCACCGGCGGCCGGGTACGTCGGAATGGTGGCCTTCGTGAACGTCCGGCCAGCAAATACGGTGCAATCTGAACAATGCTTTTCGGTGGCCCCGAGAACCCAAGTGAACGTGTCTTCGTCGCTACCGGCTTCGACAAACGCCATGTTTGCCGTCCCGCGCATCTTGCCCGCGTACAACCGCATACGCCATCGAACCTTCTTGGCGCGGAATTCTTCGGAACCGATGTCGCCATACTTTTCGCCGTCTTCTAAGTCGGCGGCGAATTCTTCCAGCCATTCGGATTCGTTGTCGAGCATTTGCCGACCGACCAACCGGTCCAGGTCGGAGACGGCGCCGGTTACGCCGCCTTTGGCACGTCCGAAGGCGTTGGCCCCGGTATGGCCGTCACGAATGATTTTCCCGAAGCGGTCGCGCCATTCGTCGACGGTCAGTTCCCCGGCGGCAAGACGGGCGGCCAGTGCGTCAACTTCGCCAAAGACCGCCCGAAGATACTTATTAAATTGGGCGTTGGTCGGAACCCGCCCCAAGGACGGAACGGCGGCCATGCGTTATTCTTCCGGGTCCGGGTCTTCGGTTCCGTCTTCCATTCGCGCGCGCCGGTCCTTGGCCAGTCGCGCCGCCTTCTTGACCGCCGCCACGTCCGACGCCTTGGGTTCGCCCATGATTGCATCATGGTAATAAATTTCGTCATCCGGCGTGGCGTCGTACCCTAGCGCCCGCCGCGCCTCGGCGCGGGTAATCACGCCCGATTGGTAGGCGCCCCCGGTGGTCTTGGTCTTTTGGTCAGTGTCATCCATCAGCGCAACAACGCCGGACGTGTCCAACTCCAACGACAAATCATAGTCCCCGTATGCGCCATGAAGGACCGATTTTTCAATGGCCTTCACAATGACCATCAGTAGCGGCAAAGTGCAATTATGCCAAGTTGCGTCTATTGCTTCGCCAAGGTTGGCATACGTCTTGTTGGCCGACGCCATGCCAAGCGCCATCGGGTCAGCCCCGAACGCGGCGCAAATCCGCGAAACGAAAATCGCCCCCATGACTTCGATTCCCATATCGTCCGGCGACGTGCCGATATTTTGAATTTTCGCCGGGAAGTTGGGCGCAATGATTCCGCCGGCCGCGTCCCCGGTCATTTGCCGCGTGAGTTGGTCGACCGCATCTTCCCAACTGGCCGGGTCCAGGTTCCATGAATCCCCTTCGGGCGTCATCGATACGGCGGCCGTCCCAAAGTTTATAAGCGTGGCGGCGTTGAACCGGGCGACCAAGTTGTCGCCGGCCACTTCGCGAATCATGGACGAAAGCGGCGATATGCCCCGGGATTGGTCTTGCGGGTCAATTCCCAACTTCGGATGCAAAACCTGGACGGCGGGAATTTGATACTTCTTCCCGTTCGGGCTTCGATATTCGTAATGCGTCGTCAACGCAACGTGCGTCGGGTCCAGCGAAATCGGCGACGTGTACGCCATCGGCAAGTATTGGAAAGCGCCGGGGACATTCGCCAACTTGGTCGGAATCATATTCGCGTACCCGTTGCCGCCGACCATCAGGTCCATAAGCCAAGCGGATAACATGGCGTCCCAACTGTGGTCGGTCGACGGGTTCCGCAAAAGTTCATTTATGGGATGGTCGTCCCGGCGTTCCCCCTTGGAGTTGACGACGACCACTTTGGCTTGCGACGCCGACCGGGAAATATGGGCGTGTAGCGCTGCAACGATTGCGTTGTCGCGCAAGGTGCCGACGTATTTGGCGAAATCGATTTCGCTTGCGGGCGTGTACGCGCGGAATCCAAAACGCCCGGTACGCGAAGACGACCGCGAAACTTCGACGGGCGTTCCGCCGGTGAATAATGCCGCCAACCGGCGAAATACGTTCATGGTCGCCCTTTGAAGACGAATCAGCGCCCGCGCGAAACGCGGCGTACACTGGCCTTGCGCGTGTTGGCGCGGTCGTTCACGGCGTCGGCCAGCGTGTCGACTTGGTCATCGTATTCGTATTCCTTCGGGTCTTCGGAATACTTGCCTAGTTCGTTCAGAAACGGCTTGTTCCATTCCCCTTCGACAATGAACACGTTTCCGGCGTTGACTTCTTCTTGCGCCCGCCGCGCGCGCATGGCCTTTTTTCCACGGACTTGGTGCAACCGAACGCGAACCAAGTTCCCGTAAGTTTGGCGCATGAACCGGGCCAGCGTCGCCGCCCAATGTTTGCCAGCCGCGCCCGGGTCAACCGGCAATAAATGGTCGACCGCGTCGCCGTATTCGTCGGTTACTTCGGCGCGGAATTGAACCAGTCCGTTATAGAACCCTTCGGTTTCCACCTGTTTTCGCCATACGTTCAAAACGTACACGTTCCCATTCTCAGCGAACCCGACCGCCATAAAGACCGAGTAGTCCCCGGCGCCTTCGGTCGCGGCCATGTCGCACGTAATGACCACCGACACCAAACCGGGCACGTCGTCGATTGCAACCGTGCGGATGCGTTCAGTAATGAAGAACCGCCCCGTTCCCCGTTTGACGTCATGTTGCGATTCGCGCATAAAGGCTTCGAAGCCTTGTTGGTTGATTTGGCGTTGGCACGTGGCCAGGTCTTGCCCCAACCATGTCGGCGTACCACCGGTGATAACCCATTGATTCCGCCCGTCCCCTTGGTCCCGCAATTCGCATTGAAGGTCCAGCACCGCCGGTTCCATCGGGCCGCATTGCCGGTCCATCAACCATTCGCATTTGTCCGAATAGAGTTCGGCCATTAACCCGCCTTCGTGAATGAGGTTTTGCACGAAGACGACGCGGCAATCTGGACCGCCGGCCGGAATGATGGTTTGTGTCACCGTGCGGCGCTTCTTATTGACCGTGGTTTCGGTGTCTTCGCGGTCGTCGATGTCGTCCAGGACAATCAGGTCCGGACGGAATTCGTCCAGTTTGATACCACGCGCCCCGGTGTCCAAACCCAGCGCCGCCACGTTAAACCCGTCGGCGGTTCGAAGTTGATTCCGCCGCCAACCCTTCGGGGCGCCGGTCTTCCCCACGGCGGGCGATGCACCAAGCCGGGTCAGGTTGGTTGCTATGGCCTGGACGTGGTTGTCGGCTTGTTCTTGCGTTGCCGATACGTACAACACGAACCGGCGAAACGGCCGCCGCCGCGCCCCAATCCATGCCGTTCCTTCTTCGATGGTCGAAGACTTGGCCCCGCCGCGCCCCCAACATTCCACCAAATCGCGCGGTTGGGCGTCCGGGTCCCCAAGCGATTCGAACCAACGCCATACCCGGATATGGCGTTCGGCCATATGCTTAAACCCACGCCATCGGACGTATTCTTCCCATTCGCGTCGGGCAAGTTCCCGGTTTACGTCATCGAAGGAAAGTTCATTTACCGGAATCGTCAACGTCTTCGACCTTCATTTTTTCCATCAGCGCCCGAAGGGTTTTCAGTTCCTTCGTCGTCAACCGCGCGACGTCAAACCGGTGGTTTACGTTAATGTCCAACGAACCTTGAACGACCAATTTGTCGGCGCCGTCTTGGTCCACTTGGCGAATCAGTTCACGAATGGCCGGGATGTTGCCTTTTCGGGCCGCCTTAATGACCGCCTGAACAATCGCTTCCAAATTGCCGCCCAACTCCAATTGGCGGCGCATTTCGTTTCGAATGCTAAAACACCCGCGCGGCCGGCCGGGTCCGGGGCCGTCCAGCAATTGCCCGCCATGTTTGCCGGGGCGCATCTTGCGCGGTGGTTTCGGGTCGGTTGTCGCCACTGGCCTTATTGTGACGCAAGGCGGGCGCGTTCGGAAAATTGGCCCCGCGCGTTCCAGGAAAGACCGACCAAGTCGAAACGGCGGGGATGAGCCGGTATTTAACCGGTCCCGATAGTACCACCAAAAAAAATCCCGGCGCCGACCGGGGAGGTCGGCAACCGGGGACGTTGGTTTGCTCTGGCTTCGGCTTGTTGCCGTGCGTTGATTATCCTAGAACCGGATACCGAAAGTCAACCCGACGCCGGCGTCCGGCTTGGTGCCTTGAATGCCAAGGACGAAGACGCCCACGCCAAGGCGGAACGGGTCCAAGAAATCGGTTTCCCATTGAAGGCCAACGCCGAACGCCGGCGCCCCGCCCACCGCCAAGGTTTCGTATCCGGCCAATGCGTTAAGGTTCAGGCCCCGAATGCCCCGGACGTCGCGGGCAACCGTGTAAAGGTTGGCGGTCACGTATTCCCGCCCGGATAAAGTGCGGTTGAAGGTGAATTGGTACGCGCCCGGTTCCGGGGCGTCAACCTGCCCCATGGCGTGAATCATGGGCGGCGGCTGCAACTGGCCACCATAGGCCAAGGCGCCGGACGGCACGGCCAGGACGAAGAAAGCGGCAAGAATGGCGGGGAAGAATCGGCGTAACATCGTATCAACTCGCAACCGGTAAAGACGGCGCGCCGGGAATTGTGAACCCGGTTGCCGTGGCAAGTCCAGCGAGTGCCCCCATAAGCGCCCCATTCCACCAACGGCGGCCAGCGACGGCCATGTCGAAATCAGGTTTTGGGGCGTCCGGTCGGTCGGTGGCCGGCAATTCGGACCACGCGGCGTAAAGCCGGGCATAAGCGGCGAAGCTCATATAATCGACCCGCATGGCCGAAACCAGGCCAGCAATGGCGCCCATGGCAACGGTCAGCAAAACGGCGTAAATGCGTTCTTGCATGACCGTTGAAGACGGCGGGTAGCGTGGTCACCGCCCGCGAAGTTCATGGACCAAGGCGTCGACCGTTGCTTTGAGTCCGGCATAGTCGACCGTTACTTTATGGACTTCTTCGCGCAACGCCCGGATTTCGCGCAAGATTTCCCGCGTCGTTTGGGCGTCACTCTTGGCCGTGGTTTCGAGGCGTGACACCCGGCCACCGAGCGTAATAAGCCAACCGATGACCAAGGTTGCTTGCGACACCGCGAAAATGATAACGGACGGATTGTTCGCCAGGTTCACGCCTTGCCCCCGTTGCCAGTATGAACGTTCAGGACGCCCGCCCGGTAGGTGAACGCCCAATCTAGCACGGCGTTAATGTCGGCGAATTTGACCATTCCGACCGTGTCGTCGATGCGTCCGGCAAGATTGGCGACGCGCCCGTCGAAGGCCACCGAGAAAATAGCCGCCCGACCGCCGCCGCGAATGGAAGTCACCGACCCGCCGAAATGGTCAACGAATGGGCGAAGTGCGACCCAAGTTTGCCCTTCGATGAGTCGCGCCGGGATGTCCAGCGGGAACCCGTTTTCTTCAATCTTGACCACGTGCAACGGGTCGGGTTTGTCCGACGGGTTGGGTTGGCCGTAAGGCAACACGGGGACCACGCCGCCGGCCAGAATGAACGCCCGTTTTTCGGCAAGTGAATAGGTCGTCGGGACTTCGAAATGCGGCACGTCCGGCATTCGTTTCCAGTCGCCGCCCCATGCGAGGCCCATTTCCTTACCGATTGCACCGAGCGCCCGATAAACAGCCATTGCCCCGGGCGGGTTGTACCGGCCGCCATGAAATAGCCCGATGTCCCACGCAATGCCGAAATTGTGATTTGACTGGCCACCCCGTGCGTTGGTCACCTTCGCCCCCGGCTTGGTTCGACCTTGCGCCCATAACGCTTCTTGTTCCGACCAAGTGCGGTTACCGGAAATGATGCGGCAACTCCAACCGTCCGGCAACTTGCCCGACTCCAAAACCTTTTGCATGAACGCGCGCGCCCACGATTGCGCGTTCTTGTTCAGTGTCCCGATGTTGCGTTCGGTGCGTTCGTCGAATTGCATCCCCAATTCAAGACGCGCCCGGGTCTTGGTGACGCCCGTTCATTTTGAGAACGGCCAAGGCGTACCGGCCACGGCGTCCGGGTTTGTCCTGCAACGCTGCACGAACGCATGACGTCGCCAACCGTTCGGAAATATCGAAAAGTTCGTTTTGGTCGAAAGGACGGAACAAAGAAACCCGTGCGACGGCGGCGCGGGCGGATTCGATGACGTCGCAATCGTGGCGGGTAATGACGCCGGCTTCGACCGCTTCGGTCAGCATGGCCAGGATTGAAGGCGGTCCAGGCGTCGATAGTTGGTCCTGAACCATGACAATCGCTTCGTTGATTGCTTCTTGGAGTCGGTCGGATTCTTCGCGGAAATCGTCGTCCCGAAGGTCCGGGGCGTCGAAGTAGTCCGGCCATTCCATTTCGGTAACGCGCCGTTTCCGGGCAATGTCCCGCGCCATGTTTTGAACGACCATGGCGGCGAAGGCTTCGAATTTGGTTTGGCCATTGTGAAGGTGCGCGACCCGCGAAAGTTTGGCCAGTGCGTCGGCGCGGAAATCTTCGAAGTCTTGCGGCGTTCGGTTGCGGTGCCCGTATCGCCGCCCGATGTTGGCAATGATACTTTCAACCTTCGATGTCAACCATTCGGGTTCGGATTCCAGTTCTTCGCGCAAGTTGCCGCAAATCATAGCGTATTCATCCCATGCAAGTTTGGCCCCGTCCATGTTGCGGGAATTGGCTTCGGCGGCCATAGCCCAACCAAACGCCTCGCGTTCTTTGAGGTAAATCAACATCAAGTTCCGGTCCATCATTTGCCCGCCGCCTTATTATGTTGGTTCATGGCGTCGCATACCATCTTCGCTTTGTCTTCGGTTGGGCAAATACATAAGGTCGAATCTCCGAATTCGGCGTCCAACCAAACGACCGCCCATGATGTTTCAGCAAGTATCCCGCGTAAATGGCGCGGTTCAACGACATAACCGAAGTCCGGCAACGTTTCGTTTTCCGCCACTACTTGCCCCCCAGGATTCCAGCGAACCACGCCCAAACCCAGACGTAGCCAATGACGAAGCCAACGGCCAGCAACCCCACGGCCAGCGCAACGGCGGCGGCAATCGGCATTGTCACCACTTGGCCGCCCCCTTAACCGATTCGGTAAAGGCTTCGGTATGGTACGCGGTGGCCAGTTCCAAGACCACTTCGACCGGCGGCGGGTTGCCTTCGACGACCATACGCGCGACCGGCATGGGGACATTCATCCCGAGTGCCACCATGTCGGCGAGGTCTACCGGACGGACGCCGCCCCATGCGGTCATACGTTGGGCCACCGCTTGCATTTTCGGGCGTTGTTCCATGGCTGCAAGGTCGCGGGCGAATCGGTCGATGCGGTCTTCAATCGATTTCGCAAGGCCAGCGAAGAACAACGCGACTTGACGGCGCATGACCGGCGCGCCAAGGTGAACCACCAAGGCCCATTCGCGCGGTTCGAACCGAAGCGGTTTCACCGGCCACCCCCTGAACGGCGCCAAATCGTTCGGTTGCCCCGCATGACTTCGACGTAAACGTCGGGCACGAATTCACCACGAAGGCTTCGCGTGTCGCCGGTCTTGCGGTTGTAAACGTGAATCGCGTAAGAGTTCGGGACCGGGTCCATGACGACCCAGAATCCGCCGTGATTCCCTTGGACCAACACGTCGCCCGTTTTGAGGTCGCAAAGGTACATCAGTTGAACCCCCCGAAGTATGGCCAGTTCGCGGGAATGGGTCCGTAATACTGAACCCAACCGGTTCGGTCGGTTACCCGGGCGGTGACCCAGCGGCCAACCGCCTTTCGGATGACCACGCGGCCACCGGGGCCGACGTAGGCTTCGACCAATTCCCCGGCCACCACGCGCCCTTGGTCGCCGTCAATTTGCTTCGCCATCAGGTAGTACCCGGTCTTGGTCGGCAAGTCGGACCACGTTTTCACGCCGCAACGGTTTTTGCATCGGTTAAGCGCCGCCGCGAGAAATACCCGGATTTTGCCTCCAGAATCGCGCGTGGGCGCGTTTGGCGTGTTATCGCGCATCTTCGTCCCCTTTGCCATGTTGGGCGTCCAGAATCAAATAAACGGCGTTTTCGACTGCCCGCCCGACTTCTTGCGCCTGGGTCAATGTCATTTCGCGGCAATCCATCGTAATCCAAACCTTGCCCCGGTAATCGGTTCTTCGGCGCCAACATCCGTTGGCCGCATTCCAGCCGCATCGGTGCCCGTCGCCGTCGTTGGCTTCGATGAGCGTTGGCGCATCCGCCGGCGCTTGCGGGTCGCAAACTACCGGAATGCCCCACATTCGCTTTTGTGGAACGGCGGGCGGGACGGAAGGGACTTCGTTCGTGAAAATCCCCGGGTTGCCCTTTGCCCGGTCCTTGGCTTCGTGCCGGATATGGTTCACCAACGCATGAACGACCCAGACGGTCGCGGCCAAAAGCCAAACCACGAACGCGGCGACCATGGCAAGTTCGGCAATCGTGCGGGCGTCCATCAGGCGGCGCCCCCGACTTCTTCCAGCGCTTCGGTATAGGCCACCGAGAGTTCGACGAAGGCTTCGGTACTTCCCGTTTCGGCGTTGTCGGGATGCAACGTCTTGGCCAGTAGCCGATAGGCTGCATGAATCCGGTCAGCGCCGGACGTTGGCGGGATGTCCAGCACGTCGGACCAATGGCGCTTCGAAGATTCACCCGGCGCGGGCAATGCCGCGAATTGGAGTTGTTCCGAAGCGGATACTATCCCGTGCCGTTCTTGGGCGCGAATGCCGTCGATATACGCGGCAATGCCGGCCAGGTTATGCCCGGGATTCCGGTAAATGTCGGCGGCGATGCTGTAGGGTTTCCCGTCCAGGTCGAAGGTGACGACGACGCCCGGGTCATACCACCGCCCGTTGGCAAGAAATCGATTCCGCGTCCCCAACTGGCCTTGGGCGTAAATCCAAACTTCGCCAACGCGGTCGTTGCCTTTGTGCCGGTCAAGTTGCCGCAAGGCTTCTTCGACCCGTTCGGCGCCGGCGGCGGCCGAAGTGCTATGGAATCGCCCGACCACGCGGTCGGCGTCTTTGGTTCGTGGCCGGTCAGACGGCCAAGGGACTTGGGTTTCGTGATAGGTTTTCATGGTTGGTCTTGGTTGGTTCAATGGTTTCCGGTTTCCCGTTCTTCCAAGGTCGGATGAGGCAAGGCGGGCAAAACGTCGTCCGGGTTCAGGCCACGGCCAGCAACGGCGGCGCGCAAAGTTTCGACCTTCGCGGCGCGTTCTTCGTTGGTCATGGTCGGCGCGGGCAACGCCAAAGGCGGCGTGTATCCAAGTTCTCGCATCCGTTGTTCCTGGCCCTGGGTCAACTTCGCGCCCGGATGTTTGGCCAAGGCTTCGGCGACTTCGGACACGTCGACCGAGGCAATGCACCCGGGCAATGACCCGTCGTCGAAGTGAAACCAAATCCGGCGGGAATTGCGTTCGCGAAGTCGGGCGGCGGCGGCTTCGGCGCGGGCGTCTTCCAGCCAAGAAACGTAATCGTTCACCTTCGGCCGCCACGTGACCGCGCGGTCTTGGTTCATCAGCACCGGCAAAAGTTCGGCGCGGGTCGCGCCCATTTTGTGAAGGTGGAAGGCAAGTTTAACGGCGCCGGCGACTTCGTCCAATCCGTTTTGGCTTGGGCGGTCACCAAACATTTCCCACGCGGTCTTGGCCAGGTCGCGGGTTTCCTTCGGGACGTGCGTTCGGACGAATTCGATAAGTTGCGAAGTCGTTTCGGGTTGTTGGTTCATGGTCGGTCTTGGTTGGGTCGGGTCAGTCGCCAAGCGCATCGGCAACGGATGGTCGGGACGGGGCGGAACGGGCGGGCGAATTCTTGGTCGGGTCCCCAAAATCTACCCGCTGCGCTTCGGCCAGGAACGCGCGGGCGCCACTGGCCACCTTGGGAATGGTCATCGAAGTTTTATAGGTGAACGCCCAAACGATGAGGCGCGCGGCCATGTCTTCGTCCTTGGTCACTTCGACCACCTTGGGAACCGGGCGAATGAATCGCAAGATTTCCGCGCGGTCGGGCGCGGGTTGGTTCAGGGTTTCGTATGCCATGCCCAAAACCCGGGCGGTGACATTGAACGGGTCAACCTGCGGGATTCGCGGCGGCAAGTCTTCGTCGTCGATGAGTTGCCCCGGTGGAATTTCCTTGGAATTTCCTTGGTCATTCCAAGTGCGTTCTTGAACGCACCCTACGGGAATTGCTTCTTCTTCTGCTTTTGCTTGTTCTTGTTCTTCTTCTGTATTCCAAGGAATGTCTTTGGTCATTCCAAGGTCATTCCAAGGAATAACCAAGGTCATTCCAAGTTGGGTCAGTTTGTCCTTCAAACCAAGGACGAAGGCGCGGTCGACCGTTCGGCGACGTTGACGCGCGCGGGTCGCGGTCGGGTCGTTGTTGCGAAGCATATGGGGCGGCGTCGGATACCGGGCGTCATACCGGGTTTCGGAACCCTGTATCGATTGGTGGCGCTGGAATTCCGGGACGCTGCCATACGTGTACCCGTCCGCATCATGGAACCGGTAAACGAACCCGCATTCTTCCAGTGCGACCATGGCGGCTTCGGCGCTGTACCCTTCGACGGACGGCAATACGTCGAACCCGATGGAATACGGGTCCCATTGGAAGGTACCGTTTTTGTCGGCCACGGTCCATAAGCCGGCATATGTCAGCATGGCGCGCAACGCGGGATATTCCGATTCCAACAATTGCAACGTTTGGTCGCGGAAGAATTCCGGTTTAATCTTGCGGGTTCTTGCCATGGTCAGGATTGGGCGAATAGGTCGGGCGTTTCGGAATGGGCGTCGTCGCCACTATCGTAAAGCGCCGTGATGCTCATTTGGTCAACAATTGATAGACCGGCGTTCAGTCCAGGCGCGCGAAGTATCACAACATCAATTGACGGGTTGGGCGTGTAGTATTTGACGCCGAAGCATCCAACGACCAAGTTGTCATCGGCCAGGACACCGCAACGCACCAACACGTCTTCGAAGGTCTTGGCCAGGTTCGACGCATCGGGTTTCGTCCGTTTCCACCGCTTCAATGATTGGTGCGACGCGGGCGTCGATGTCGGATGCGGAAACCCGAAATACATGGCAAGAACCACGGGCGCGGAAATCGGAACGTCTGGACGGTTCGGGCATTCCATGACGGCGCCTTCGTAATGCGCCTTGGCAATCCGCAAATTCTTAGAGTCGCTTATGGTCATTGGTAGCGGCGCCTTGCAATACGGGCATTGGACTTGCTGCTGTTTTTTGTACCGCTTCTTGCACGTCGGGCAAGCCGGGAACCAACGCGCCGTTATGTCCTTCGCTTGGTGCGTCGTTGACTTCGGTTCGATTGGTAGCGTGGTTTGATAAAGGGTTTTCATGGGTCGTCTTGGTGGTCGTTGGGGCGGTGGTTGGCCGCCCCGGTTGGTCAGTCGTTTTCCGCCTGGACGAATCCTTCGGCGGCTTCGATGAGTGCCGAAGCAAGCGCAATGGCGTCCGAAATGTCGGACGAATTCCCGGTGCCTTGGCGTTGCATCAACACGGCCAGAATTGGCGCGGCCACCAATGCCAGGTGGTCAGCGCGGGCGGCTTGCCCTTCGGTCATCATTCGTCGTCGTCCCCGGTGTCTTCGCCAAGGTCCAACGCGCCTTGGGTCGCATACGCCCGCTTTACCACGTCGGCAAGTTCGGCGTTCCAGGCGCCGTACCGCTTAACCGTGGCGTTGAACGTTCGCACGTCTTCGGCCACGAAGGACACGCGCCATTCCCCGGCGTCGGTCTTTTCGGCGTTCAGGTGGCACAATTGTTCATGGACCAACGCCTCGCGTTGTTTGTCGTCCAGCAATTCCCAAGCCGGCCGCGAAATGAAAATCACCATCTGTTGATATGGCATGATTCCTTCGGCTTCGACCGGGGCGGCCAAACTCAACAACTGGACCATTGCCGAGGTCTTGCCCCCGACTAGTTGGGACTTCGCAATGAGCGGTCGCCCTTGGGACGTAATGCGCGCGGTTTGGAATATCGCGCGAATCGTAATGCCGGATTCCCCGACTTCCTTAAATTCGGCGGATTTCTCCACCAAGGTTCGGGCGAGTTTTTCAACGGCGGGCGCGAGGTTGTACGTGTTACCGGCCAAGGTCGCCCCCCTTCTTCTTGTTCTTCATGGGTTGGGTTGGTGCCGTGATTCCATCGGCGCCCGATGCGTTCGGTTCACGCCCGACCATGTCGGCCAGCGCCGCCCGGACAACCCGGTCGACGGCTTCTTCAATGGCGGGAACGATTGAAGGTTGGAAGAATTCGGTACAATGGCCAACACTCGCGGGCGGTGCGTCTTGGCGTTCGTCGGGTTGGCCGGTCGGATTCGTTCCGCCGGCCATTTCATTTCGTAACCGGTAGTACGTCGACTTATTGAGTTTTGCCCAACGGCAAGCGGTTTCAACCGGAACGCCGACGGCGACCCGTTCCGCAACCAAGACGGCCAGTTCTTCCAAGGTGGCCCCGGGCGGCGGGAACCGCGCCAACGTGATTTGTTCCATGGCCGGGAACCTTACCCGGAATTGTACGGATTCGTCCCGGGACCATACGGATTCGTCGCATTTCATGGTACATTGACAGCGCGGCGCAATTGTGCGTCCGTGCAAACACAATGAAACCAAGACGACAAACGACGGGGCGGCGGCCATGAAGGTTCGCCAATTGACGTTGGAGAATTTCCGGGGCGTCCGGGAGTTCACGCTATACGCCGACGGCCAGGACGTGACCATACGGGGCGACAACGGCGTCGGGAAGACGACCATTGCCGACGCCTTCCACTGGCTGTTGTTTGGCAAGGATTCCGCCGGCCGCGCCAACTTCGAAATTAAGACCATCGACCGAATTACGGGCAAGGTTGCATCGGGCGTTGAGCATACGGCGCGAATGACCATCGAAACCGAAGGCGGCAAGGTCACCGAGTTCGAAAAGACGTACCTTGAGAAATGGACCAGGCAACGCGGTTCGAAGGAAGCCGAGTTCACCGGCAATACCACGCGCCACCGCATTAACGGCGTCGAAGTGCCGCAAGGTCAGTACGACGCCGCCGTCGCTGCAATTTGCCCGGAATCCAAGTTCCGCCTACTTTGCGACCCGTTCCACTTTTCGGAATCCCTGAAATGGGAACGGCGCCGCGAAATGCTTTTGGAGATTGTCGGCGACGTCACCGACGCCGACGCCATCGCCGCGAACCCGGAATTTTCGGACGTGCCGACCATGTTGGGTCAGCATTCGCGGGAGGCCTTCGTATCGATTTTGAAGGCCAATCGGCGGGATTGGAACGCGCGACTTAAGGAGTTGCCGGCAATCATCAACGAGGCCAGCAAGACCGCGACCGGCGCGCCGACCGGCGACATGGAAGACGTGACCGAGGTCCAAGCCGAATTGGACCGGTTGCGGGATGAGCGGTCAGGCATTGAGAACGGCGCGGCGATTGGTCAACTGAACGCCGAATTACGCAACATCGATGCGGAATTGGCGCGGGTCAAAACCCGGATTGAACAAGAAGTTAACGCGCCATACCTGGCCGCCCGCAAGAAGACGGCCGAAGCCGCCGAAGACTTGCGCGATTGCGAAATGGCATTGGACCGGGCGCGAGTCCGGCAACGCCAAGCCGCCGCCGACCATTCCGGCGCCGTTACCGAATTGGACCGGTTGCGGGGCGTGAACAAAGAGATAAAGGCGCGGGTATTTGAGTTCGAAGATTCGGACACGTGCCCAACGTGCCTTCAACCGTTGGCCCCTGGCCAGACGACCAAGGCGCGCGCCGAAGCCGAAGCAAGATTCAACCAAGCCAAGGCGGGCGATTTGGAAAGGAACCAGGCCGAAGGCAAGGCGGCGAAGCAACGCGAAGAACAATTGGCGAAGACGTTGGCGGCGGCCGCCGATGACGTTCAGCAATGCGAAGCCAAGGTCGCCACGGCCACCGAAGCGCTGGAACAATCCAAAGCGGATGAAGCCGCCGCGCAAGCCGCGCCGCCCAACCTGGACGCCGACCCCGAATATTGCCGGTTGGCCACCGAACGCCAAACCAAGTTGGGCCAAATCGAAGTCGTCCGAACGGACGCCGCCGGGAAGGTCGACGAATTGAACCGGGCCATAAGCGCCAAGACCGGGGAGGTCCAAGCCATGATGCGCCGCAACGCCGAACGCGAAGCGGCGGCCAAGGCAACCGCGCGGGTCGACGAATTGAAGGCGGAACAAACCCGCATCGGGAAGGCTTACGACGAATCCGAAGCGCAATTGGACTTGCTGGACCGGTTCGTCGTTGCCAAGGTGCGGATGTTAACCGAGCGCATTAACGCCCGGTTTTCCGTCGTCCATTGGCGGTTGTTCGACGTCCAGGTCAACGGCGCCGTTGTTGAATGTTGCGACGCCACGGTCGACGGCGTCCCGTGGTCGGCGCTATCGCACGGCCAGAAAATCAATGCCGGACTTGACATTGTGAACACCCTTGCCGACCACTTAGGATTCGCGCCGCCGGTCATCATTGACAACGCCGAATCCGTGACCAACATAACGCCGACGCGCGGCCAACAAATCCGTTTGGTGGTCGCCCCCGACATTCGCACCTTAACGGTTGCCAAGTAAAGCCATGCCAAAAGAAAACGCAAACCCGACCCCCGCCCCGGACACCGAGGCCACGCCCAACACGCCCGCCAAATCCAACGGGTTCGACGTCCTTAAACGCCAAGTTATCGGCAAGGCGGAATCCGACATTTCGGCATTGGTCGCGCAAGGCCAAGTCCAGGTACCCGAAGGCTATTCGGTCCGCAACGCCATGACGTTCGCTTGGCTTATGTTGCAAGACGTGAAGGACAAAGACGGGCGCCCCGCGTTGGCCGTGGTCAGCAAGTCGACCATTGCGTCGGCGTTGCTTCGCATGGTCGTCATGGGCCTGGACCCAGCGAAGGCGCAATGCTACTTCATCGTTTACGGGAAGACGCTGCAATGCCAGCGGTCGTATTTCGGCGATATGGCAATCCTTCGGCGTGTCCGTCCAGGCGCCGAAGTCCAAGCCGGCGTGGTTTACGAAGGCGACGAATTTCGGTATTCGATGGTTCCCCGTCGCATCATTGCCCATGAACAAGACTTGGCCAACGTGAACCCCGACCGCATGGTCGCGGCGTATGCGATTATCACCGTCGGCGGTGAACAAATCGCGGCCGAAGTTATGACCATGGACCGCATCCGCAAGTCTTGGTCCAAGTCCAAGACATACGGCAATAAGAACGTTCGGGACAAAACGCATGATGACTTCCCCGACGAAATGGCCATGCGAACCGTGGTCCGGCGGGCGGTGAAGTATCTACTGAACCAGTCCGACGACGCCCACTTGCGGGACGCCAACGCGCAATCGGGAATCGACCTTGCCGAATCCGCATTGGACGACGACGTCGCAACCTACGCCAATGCCGAAGTTATCGACATGGAAGACGGCGAAGATTGGGGCGACACCGAAGAACCGGCGGCGCTGGAACAACTGGACAACGCCGCGCCGACGGCAACCACCGAGGCCAGCGGCCAAGCCGTATTGGTCCCCAACGACGAACCCGACGCGGATTTCTGACCCGCGCACAATAGGCCATCGGGACCATTTATCCCGGTGGCCCTGCCATTCTATGCGCCCCCGCGCATAATAGTCATTGAGCCGATATGAAAACCAAATCCCGACTCCAACCAATTCGTAATTTTGGCAAGCGCCCGAAATGGGCGAAGTCCCTTAACCGCCAAGATTGGCGCCATTTGCAAGACGGCCAACAACGCAATATGCCGACCTTGTCAAACCTTCGACTTGACGCCGAAACGTGCCCCGATTGCCGTTGGTTGCTGCAAAAGGTGACCAAGAACGGAGGCGCGAAGTAATGGCCGCCCAACCCAGACTGTACGAAGTCCAGACGGACGACGCCCGCGCGCGGTTGGTCAAGAACCGGCGCGCCGGGTTGGTCAACCTTTGCGAAATCAGCGGGCGGGTACTGACCACAAACGACCACTATGTCTTGATTCACGTTGGAACCGAGCGCTTGGTCCCGGCCAGCAAACCCGAAGAACCGGGCGCGCATCGCGTGGTCTACGTGAACCCGAAGCATTTGGACACGAAGGTCCTTGGCCGGTTCTTGCGTTCCGGGCGCGGGAAGGTGACCCGGTGACTTGGGGCGAGGCTTGCGCCGCCATGGTCGAAGGCAAGTTGGTAACGCGGCCAGGACTTCACCGTCACTACCGCCAATTTGCATTGTCGTTCAGCGGCAATCAAGATGGGGGGTTTGCAATCACCCTATACTATGAACATAAATGCCCCGGGCTTCCAAATTGGTGGCCGACCGGTTCTCGTCATCAGGTGACCGATTCGGACAAAGAATCGACCGATTGGCGGGTCGTCCAATGAGGTTCGAACCCTTGGCGTCGTCTTCGGCGGGTTGCGCCTACGTCCTTCACGGTGACGGGTTGCCCCCGCTACTGATTGACGCGGGCGCGGATTCCCGAACGATTGCCGCCGCCGTTCGCCCGACCGCCTTGGGCGGCGTCTTGGTGTCCCACTCGCACGGGGACCACGTGCGTTCGGTGCCTTGGCTTCTTCGCTTCGGCGTCGAAATCGTTGGCCACGAATGGACGTTGCGGGCGCTGGACATTTGGGGCGACTATCGCGCCCGCCCGATTGCCGACCGGCAAACCATCGACGTCGCCGGTTGGCGGGTTATGGCCTTCGACTTGGTCCATGACGCCCGGGGCACGGTCGGGTTCTTGGTGTCCGGCGCCGGCGGGAAACTGGCCTATATCACCGACACCGCGTATTGTCCGGTGAAACTCCCCGGCGTGACCCATTGGGCCATTGAAGCCAATTATTCCCGCGACATTGCCCGCGCCGCGACCGCAAGCGGACGGACGGACGCCCGCCGATACCAACGGACGGTGGCGAACCATATGTCGATTGAAACGGCCGTCGACTTGTTGAAGGCCAACGATTTAACCCGTGCGCGGGAAATCCACCTGCTGCACCTTTCCGACGCCAATTCCGACGCCGACGCCTTCGCCGACATGGTGAGACGTGCAACCGGTGTCCCGACCTTCGTGGCCCCAAAAGGCTAACCGACCATGAACAACAACCAAAAGACCATGACCGTAACCCAGGCCGCCCGTAAATGGGGCGTGTCGAAATCCCGCGTTCGGGCGTACCTGAACGCCGACCGCGTCCCCGGCGCAACGAAGACGTTGACCGACGCCGGGACGTACCTTTGGAAGATTCCAGCGGACGCGACCAAGCCGGAAACCCTACCGGCCGGTAACCCGAATTGGAAGGCGGGCGGCGGCAATGAATAAGGCGCCCGCGTTCTGGACCACCGACGACGGGTTGGTATGGTCCATCGTTCGACCCCTGTTGGTCACGGCCGGCGCGCCCGGGTTGAAGGTTTCCGACATGGTGGAATGGGTCGCCGAAGGCTTGGCCGCCAAGTGCTACCAACGCGCCGTGACGGAACCGCAATTGACGGGTTACCTGTGGCGGTTCTTTGAAGCCGGATTCGTGAAGCGGACGCGGTCCATGCCGGTTCGGTACATCTTGACCGAAGCCGGAGCGGATGCGCCCGACGTGGTGACGTTCCCCGGGGCGGTGTCAGCATGACCAACATTGTCGGCGTTGCCTTGTTGGTGGCATTCGTGGCGGCATTGGTGGCCTTGGCCGTCAAGATTGCGCGCGACGTCAACGAATGGGTTGGCGCGGCTTGCGACTTAATCGAATGGCGATTCGGCGGGAAACGATGACCAACGGCGACAACCTGGAAACGACCGTCGTTTGGTGCTACAACATGGACGCCGCGCCGAAGGACCGGACGTTGCAACTCAGCGTAAAGACACGCTTTGGACTTCGGGAATTGGACGGTCAGCACGATGACGACCGACACGCCAAGTGCCCGCGCCCATATTGGCGCTATTGGTCGCAAGACATAACTTGGTCCCGCGAGAACCCGCCCCATGCTTGGCGGTTGCCGAGCCCCGCCCCGGTTCGTGAGGTCGCGCCGTGAACGAAGGCGAAATTACGTTCGGCGTTGAAAGCATTGTCGGGATGATGACGAAGGCGCCACTTGTTCGGGTCGAGTTTGGTGAAACCGTCGTAATGGTGCCCGTTGAAAAGGCGCGGGAAATGGCGTTTATGTTGATTGAAGGCGCCGAATCCGCATCTCAAGACTTTGTGTTGGCCATGTTTTTGGTCGACACACTTGGCGTCGGCATGGACGATGTGGCCGACGTTATTCGTATATTGCGAGAACAACGTCACGGCCAAGGAGACAAATCGTGAACGAAGCAACCGAGCGGGCGCCCTACGCCCGCGAATACTATGTCCGCAAGCAAGCCGACGAAGCCGCGCGAATGGCGCTGGACGCCGACCCGGTAACGCCCGCATTGGCTGCGTTATGGCAAGACGACGACCCGCGCGAGTCCACCGGCGATTGGGAGTTCTGCCGCCTTGAGGCGTTGACCGCCGCGTCGCGTTACCTTCGACTTGCCGAGCATTACGACCGAATGGTCCAAGTTCGAAAGGCGGTGACCAAATGAGCGTGATAGTGAACGCCCGGATAACCCGCGCCTACGTCGGATTCTATGGCGTCGACAATCAGTTCTTGGGCTTGGTCGTCCATTGCGAAACCGGCCACGGCGAAGGCATGATGGAAGGCCATTACTACCCGGTACACCCGCGTCACTCTAAACACCACCGTGAGGATACGCCGTTGGCCGAAATGATACGCGGTTGGTTGGAAGCATCCGGCGCCGAATCCGTTGACGACATGGTCGGGAAGTACGTTCGCCTGGACTTAACCGAGCAATGGAGTGCCACGCCCAACCGTGTCGGCCATATTGTCGACGAAGGGTTTTGGTTCAGCACCAAAGAGATAATGAACCGTTGGGGCGAACGCATGGACGCGGCGAAGTACGCGGCGGAAATTGCATCAACCGTTGGGGAAGGCGGCGACCATGGCGAATAATCGGGCCATGCAACTAGCCGTCGTCGTTCGTGGTTGGCGCGCCTGGACGGATTGGAAGGCCAGCGGCGGGGACGAAGCCGACCGCCCCCGGTGTCCATACTCGGCCATGTCGTTCGCGCCCCGTCTTTGGCGTCGCGGGTTTGACATGGCGGCGCGCGGGAAACCGTGCCCGACAATGGACACGTTGTTTCCGAACGCGGGCAAGTATGCCGAAGGTGAAGAAGAATGAACGCAAAGGACGTGCCGCCCCAAATCGCCGAAGGGTTGCCGGGGCACCAACTCAAAATCGAACCCGGTCATTTCCGGGATATTGAACTAGGGTTGAAAGAATATGAAGTCCGCAAGGACGACCGTGGTTTTAAGGTCGGAAACGTCGTCGTCTTGCTGGAGTATCACGGGGCTTACGGGTACGTCGGCGGCGTGATTCGTGGTCGCATTAAACACGTGTTGCATGGCGGGTACGGCTTGCATCCCGGCTTTGTGGTTCTTGGCCTTGCCGACTTGGAGATATTTGAAACTGGGCTACTTGGCTTTGGTGAAGGTTGGCGACCGTGCGGACCAGAACCGCCCGAAGGTGACCCGCTGGACGACGGGGAACCACCCGACCCGGACGACGACCGCCGAATCGATGACGTGACATGAAGAGACGCCCGCCAAAAATGGCGGGCGTCTTCGTTGGTCCTTGGCTTGGCTTAGGGGACCGTCCCGACAATCCCGCCGTATCCGGTGGCCGTGCATCGCCCCCAGAAACAATGACCGGCGGGAATCACAATTGAAGTCTTCCCGGCGATGCCGTTAAACAACTGGCCGCCCGACGTGTTGACCGTCCAAGATTGGTTCGAAGCATTCACAATTTGGACTTGCCCGCCTTGCATCCCGGTTTCGCCCGTGGCGTTTACGACGGTTGGCAACGTGATAGATTGCCCCGGCGTGGTCCCCGTTAGCGTGATTCCACCCAATTGTGCAACGGTTAGCGCCGAACCAGGCGTGGCGCTTATTGACCGGTCTTGAAGACCGAAGAACGCATCGGGCGCCATGCGGAACCCGCCGTCGTTTCGAATGGCGGAATGTCGATTGCCGCCGACCGAAAAGGTAAAGGCGCCCAACACTGTATCCCGAGTAAAGCCGCGCCCGGGGCGGTCCAACATTCCTTGTTGCGCCGGCGCCAAGGACGACGAAGACGCCGCGTCCAAATCAGACGGGGAATCGTTTAGCGACTCAAAAGCGCAATTGACCGAGTTGCGCCCGCAATAGCCGACACTATTGGCCAGGTTGCCCCATTGCACCGCATCAAACCGGCACGCTTGCGCGTTTTCCGTATACGCGAAAACACCGGCGCCGCCTTCCAGGTCCAACCCTTCAAACCGCCCGTTTGTGATTCGGCTTAATGGCGTTGTACCAACGCATTCAAAGTTCGGCATACCATTGACGACCGATGCCACGTTGGACGCATTGGCGCTAGCCGTGATAATTGACCCGGTTCGCGACAATGATAATTGTATGTTGTTGCCGTTGATTGAACGCACAATATAAATGCGATTCGTTGTAAACGGCGCTGCGGGCGTTCCTGTGAATCGAATCGGCATTCCCACCAGGAATTCGGAACCATCGGGAACCGCAACGTTTGCCGAACCATTCGAAAAGTTGCAAAGCGGTGTCAACGCCGAACGGTTGAACATATTTACTTGAACATAGTCCATGTGGACTTCGTTCAGAATGCAAGTTCCAGAACCGCCGTCGCCGGCGTAAATATGAACGCCCTTTGCTTGGCGACGCTGTTTCGCCGTTACCCCGGCCGTGTTGCCAATTGGACAACCGAAAATGCTTCCCAATTTCATATTTCCGGTTTGCAAAATCGACGACGGGACGTTGCATTCAATCAGGCAAACGCCGCCCCGGTATGAATCGACCACGTGTATTCGGTCCGCTACGTGGTGCATCGAATTTCGCATGGCGAAGCCGTACCACGTTGTATTCTTGACAAAGAGGTCGACAAAGGTTCCCGCGAATCCGCCGCCCTTATTCATGGCGCCTTCGACAAACGCCGCCGTAAAGTTGTCAAAAGCCAAAAAACGCAACCCGTGGGCGGTTACCATTTCGTTCGCGAAATCGGCTTGCACGGTCGGCACGGTTCCAGAATCAATGCTGTTATGCGAGAACGCCGGGAATGTACCGTCGCCCTTAAATAACGTCATGCGCCCTTCATCAAACGCCCAAGTAGAGTCGGGGATAGTTGAGAACGTCAAGTCGCCGATTGTCGTTCCTTCAACAACAACGCCCGACAACATTGGCAATGTGGCGGCCAACAAACAAACACCACGAAGAACCTTCACCACGCCCCCGCCTAGCGCGAAGCATTGTTCCATAGCGGCACGTACCGAATCCTCAGTCGCCGCCGCCACGATGAGGTTATCAGCAAAAGGGTTAACGTGCAAGTTCAGCGCGACGTCTGTATCGCCGGCTAACCCCTCAACCTTCATTCGCAAGGCGCCTTCCAATTCGAACCGCAACCATTCCCCGGCCACGTAATCCCGGGGCGTTCCGGGCGCCGTCGTAAACGACTTGGCCTTTGGGTCAATGGGAGTCCAGACGTCCCCGGTATCAAAGGCCGACACGTACACGGCCAACGTTTCGTCGGTTTGAAATTGAATGGTGCAAGCCGCGTAAGGCGCAACGTCAATTGCGACGCCATTTTGCAATGTCGTTTCGGGCATTTCGCCCATTGAAGACGTTAGGAAAACGTTCGTCCATGGTCCGGCGATTGAATGCGCGTCATAGTGCCGCCAATGCCAACCCATAGAATGAGGCGGTGCGTCCCGTCTGCCTTGGTCGATTCATCAACGGCCAAGGTCCCCGGGTCGACGCCTGTGTAAACCGTGGTCGGGCCTTCGACTAGCGTGTCTTTCGCATCGTACATTCGCCGGACCACGTCGCGCGTCGACCCGCTGCCGGTCAGCATGAATTCATACTGAACATTGTTCCGCCCAATGCGGGCGCGCGGCGTTTCGCCGGTTCCAATCGATGTCGCCATGGACCAAGTTTTCCCTACATCGGGCGAAGACCGCCGGTAAATGGTTCCGGCTTCTTCGGTCCATAGGTGAAGACGCGACGACCCGTCGTTCGCCCATTGAATGCACAAATCAGAAACGCCCGTTATGCCGGTCGCCACGTCGCGGATAACGGCCAGGTTGTTTCCTTCGATGCGGATATGGACTTCGTCACCGACCAAGTACGCCAAGGCGTGAACCAGCCCCGGCGATACGGCGTAATCCATGGCCACGCCGGACAATCCAGCGCCAAGGACGCAATACCACCCGGTCCATGGCCGGACGTCGGCGTATGCGGTCCCTTCGTATACGATGTTGAAATCCAGGTCTTCGGCGTTGGTGACCGCTTGGCGGTGCGAGGTGATGGTAAACCCGGCCGGGGACGTCGTATCAACCGACGTCAAAACCGCGCCCATGGAGTCGGCCAAGTGCGCCGGCGCCGACCCGGGCGTCACAATCTTCGTCGGTTCTTGGGCGAATACCAACGCCTTTTGCACCGGGTCCCCGGTTTCTTGCCAATCGGCGTCGCGGTTCAGGCGCGGCAAGTATGCCACGGGCGGGACTTCGGCCGGCGAAGAAATGAGCGCAAACCGAAGGGTTCCGATTTCGTCGCCCGGTAGCGGGACGCCATACGTTCCCCGGTCATGGGCGCCCAACGTTTGCGTTTCCACCGCGTCATACATGGCGGCCAGTTCTCCGGCCACCACGGCGGTTCGGTCGGTGCCTTCAATCCATGAAGCGATTTCGGCCAAGGCGTCGACGGTCGTTGGTTTGAATTCCGGCGCCGACACTACCGGCGGTGTCAACCAACCCGGTCCCGAATCGTAATGGTCCAGGTTGCCGTACCGAATCGCGTTCCCGCCTTCGCCATTGACCAGCGGCCAAAGACGAACGCCGGCCGTTCCCGATTCCCAAACGAAGACGGGCGGTTCGGGCGGGTCGTATTCCAGGACCGGGTAGTCAACGTTTAGCGTGGTCACCGGCGACGAAAGGGTCAGCACGATGACCAACCGGCGGCGCGAAGAACCGGGCAACAAGCCGAAGGCGGCGACCCGTTCAGCATCGGCAACCGTGGCGGCGGATATGCCCCCGGCGGGGATGTCGGCGCCCGTGTCCGCAATGGCCCCGACGCCTTGGTCCAGCGCCCAAGAGCCGGCATAATCCGACGTCCCGCCGCGCGGCAATGGTAGCCGAATGCCTTTCAGCGATGCGCCCGTTTCGATTTCTTCCCGGGTTCCGTCTTGGCCTTCGACGTATGCGGCGACACTCAACGCCGGGTCCGGCGTCCAATCCAACGTGACGTGCGTTGCTTCGTGCGGCGTTTGATATGGCCCCGCCGTGTACGAACCAAGGTCCAAATAGAGTTCGGTCACCAGGCCGGCCGTGGTGACGGCAATATCGGCGCCATGGGCCAAGGAACCGGCGTCGACCGAGAACAACGCCGAGTCGCCCGCATCATACGTGTACGTTGCCAGCGGCGTCGCCTCGCGTACCTTGAATCGTGACACGCCGACAAACCGACCTTTCCCGAGTTGGGCGTCTTGCCATGCTGCAAATTCGCCGTCTTCCAGGATGTCCCAAATCAACTTGATTCGGGTTTGGTGCCGGTCGGCTTCGTTGAACCCGGCAACATCCGCCCATTGGTCGCGTTTAAGATACCAATAATCTTCGGTCGGCGTGGGCGCCCCGTCCAGTTCCCAAGGAACGGGCGGGTTTAGGAACGACCAATGCGGGTTCCCCCAAAACGCGGAATACCGAATGTCCTTGGAACCAAGGTGGTCCCAAGTGCCAATCATGTCGGCATTGACGGATTGGGCGTCGGTGGCCCCGGACGTCGACGCCTGGCACCGGTAATTGTGAATAAAGGTGACGGTTTCGGATTCCGCCGGCGCAAGCAACGGGAAGTCGTCGCACGGGTCGGCCAACGGGTTTTCGCCAAGTGCCCGGGAATGGACGACTTCAATGGGCGCAATGTTGTCCGGCGGCATGGCTTCTTGTTCCGCCACGTGCGGCGTTTCCTTGGCCAAGAAGTACCGGAACGGCAACGATGCGATTTCGACTGATTCCCCGCCGGCCGTCGAAGGCGTGGGCGGAATGGTCAGCGGGACACCCCACGAACGGCGGCGCCATGCGGTCACTTCGGGGAACCCGCCGCGCCGCATGACTTGGGCGTATTCGGTCGGGTTCACGCGGTCAAATTCCCGCGTAAGGTTCGGCAACAAGAAGACCGCGCCCGCGCGCGAAACCTTCAAATTGCTACCGGGTCCCGGCATGGCGTCGACGCCGCAAGTTCCGGTCGCTGTGCGTTCCCATTCGTCGAACGAATAGGCGACGACGTGGTCGCCCCAAGTTTGCGTGGTGACCACGATTCCGCCGACGCCAAGGCCGTAAGGTCCAGCCCCGGCCGGGATACTTAAATCTGTTGGAATTGACGCCGCCGATTTCGCATTG